ATCACCTAAAAAGGAAAACAAAATGAATTACGATAAGCAAATGAATATTACTGTTAAAGTCAAAAATAATTACGGCAAAAAAGTTGTCTATCCTGTTTGCCAACATGCTATTGCTTTTGCTAGAATAGCTGGAACATCAACCTTAACAATGGACGCAATCGATAGAATAAAAGAGCTTGGATATGAAGTTCAAGTCGAGCAGGTGACTTTGTAATGGCATACGCTTATACAGTTACAGGTAGCGAAGATGGTATAGTTGGTGTGTACGGTAACAGGACTAGGGCAGAAAATGCAGCTAAAAAATATATTGAAAATTCTTATAGGGCTGTTGACCGTGCCAGCGAAGATTACAATATTAATATAGATAAATGTGAATGGATAACACTTATGGAAGGACAATCTAAAGATAAAATATACGGTTACTACTCTATGGGCGCTCAATCAACGGTAGAAAAGTTTTATCTCGGTTAAAAGTATTGATATTACTGGTAGCACTCACTACGGTGCTACTTAATAAGATCAACCAAACCACAACCCAAAAGGGAATTAAAACATGGCTTATAATAAACTTAGCAATTACAAGACAGCTTGGGCAGAAGATGGATGCGGTGTAGGTTCTGTTATATATACTAATACAGCAATCGTTGCATGGGATCAGGATAATATCACGTTAAAGTCTGGCGGGTGGGAAACTGTAACAACCAAGCGCAAGATGAACCAATCAAGCCACCAATTCAATTTAAACTTTAGCGTGTATCAAAAAGATTATACTTGGTATGTCGTTATGCCTGATGGCGATACAGTTCTATTTACTGATGGTATGAGGTTCAAAAAATGAAGTGCAAGATATATGTAAATGATGTACACATGCTGACTGTAGACAACAAAGATGTGGACAGTATGATGAAATGGCTCAAAGATACGGGTCACACTAATATAAGTTTAAGGAACTGATGTTATGACCGAAGATAAAATAATTCTAATTTCTTATTTTTTAATTTGCGGAGTTATATGTATTCTGCTAGTAAAGGGATACATAGGCTAAACTAAACAATTACTATGGACAACTAAACAAACACCTTAAAAGGAGACTAAGACTATGACAATCGAAGTAACAGTGGAAAACGTAACCCCAGAAGATGCTAAAGCACTCTTAACCCTAAACACAAACAATTATCGACAGCTAAACGAGAATACAGTTAATAGATATGCTGACCTTATTAGAGAAGGTGAATGGCTACCTGAAGCCTCACATATTGTAATTGATTGGGATGGGGTTCTATCAGACGGACAGCACAGATTAAAAGCTATCTTAAAGTCAGGCACGGCAATAGATATGATCATTGTTCGTTGTGCTGACCCACGTAGTAGATTTGTAATTGATGACCACATGCCCAGACGTATGAAGGATCACGTAAGATGCAAAGCGCACCATATAGTCATGGTCAATACGTTCTTACGAGCAGAAGGATTGCACACCACTAAAATCAAGAAAGATGTGGAATTTTATAAGCGTCATGTTTTTGGTAATATGGGTGAGCTTGTTAATGAGTTTAATGAGATTTACGGTAACACATCTGACCCGTTTACGAGTTATGGTGTACGAGCTGCCCTTATATTAGCTGTTCTTAATGATGAGCTAACCAAGGGTGAGGCTGTGGAATTGTTTAAGAGACTTATAACATTCCGCAAGTATAAAGTTAAGAAGACCAATAATAAGGTTCACTTTTACCAGTCAAGTACTAGGTCAGCAGTTCAGTCTAGTATGCCTACGTTACTGTCTAAGTTAGTGGACCTGTTAGATGGTGATGAACTGCCTGTATATACTGGTGTGGGAAGTCGCTGGGTAAACCACGAGTATTCTTCTACACGAGAGAAAGCATCTAAATTAATGTTTGCAACCTATCAAGCTATATGCAAGGATACCTGTAACGAGACTAAGTTTCGTGGACCACTATCAAGTCAAGTAAGCAAAGCATTGGGGATTTAAATGAGACATGACCACTTTCAAGAGATGACTGAAGACATAGCTCGTGAATGGCTTGGTGAGGTCTCGGAAGGATGCCCTTATATAAAAAACATCTATAATGAACTGGTGCTTGGAAAGGATGCACAGAAAAGGTTTGACACAATATTAGAAACGGTTCAAGGTCTGTGCAAAGATTTTATTGCAGTAGATGACCCAGAAGATGAACTAGAAGATGATCTTTAAACAACTTAAACTTATGGAGAAATAAAATGGCTAACACTACAAAAACTGAGGCAATAGAACTAACACCTCATGAGCAATGGAAGATTAAACGTGAAGCTAAGGTGGTAAATCGTAATGACCGTGCATCTTCACTATCTAAAGGTCAACTGAGGGCACTCAAACATGCATACATAACTTTACGTAAGGCTGACTTCTCATGCCACGAGGTGTATAAAATAGACGATGAAGACATGGTTGCAATTGATAAGGCTGAGAGAAATTTAAGTGATTGGTTCCCACAGATAACTGAGGACGCAGTGTCTGAGTTACCAGGCTACTGTGATGATGATGAGGATTAATAACAATGGAAAAAGTAGAGATTGCTTATAGTTCAGCCGTACTTTCTCGAATAGACAAGCAGTTAGATGATGTTGAGAATAGATTGGTCAAGGTAATAGATATTTTATTCGAGAAAGACATTATTAAAAAGACAGAAGAGGACGATGTGTAATGGAAAATTTCTTTAAAGCTTTCATAGCCTACGACATGACAAACGATATTTTTCTGGATCGAATATCAGGTCATGGTGATGAAATACCCAAAACTTTACAGTACTTGATGCTCGGAGAGTCCTACACAACTGGTAGTGCATTGGGTATCACTGTTAGGTACGAGAGGATCAGATAGTCACTGTAAATGACTGTAATAACAGGGTAAAGTCCAAGTGGTTGTGACATATTGTCTCAGTTAGATTAGTGTTAACGACTGTGGTAAACCTAAGACACATGCGACAAGTTGTCTCATACCACTTGACTAATAAAAAATTGTAAACATATACTTAAAGTATAACTTAAAGTATTTTATTATTATAATATAAATATAAATATATACTTTAAGTACACTTTAAGTATAACTTATAGGAGGCAGTGATGAAATTTGAATTGGCAGTCAATAAATATTTTAGGACTAGGCAGTTTAATTCATTAGTTCGTAGATCTCAGAAAAATTATGAGTCTGCTTTGTCTTCTTTCTGTCGTACCTCTGTTGTTGGACGTAAACTAGGCAAAATGCAAGTTAATAAAATAAATACTATCATCTGTACTGAGCTGTATGATACTTGGGAAGCTGAAACATCTACATCCAATGCCAACCACAAGGCTAGAGTATTTTCAGTGTTGATGAATTTTCTTGTTAACTTAGATCATATACCAAAGAACCCAATGGCTAAGGTAAAGAAACGTACTGAGACACCAGCCTCTATTATTTGGACTAATGACCAAGTGGTAAAGTTTCTTGATGCAGCCTTTCAGAAATTTGATTGGCGTAACATTGGTCTGATTGTCTTGATGTGTTATGAATGGGGTCAACGTCCTATTGATATCCGTAATCTACTATGGACAGATGTTTATTTTGACGATAATAAAGTGGTGATTACTCAGACTAAACGAGGGGCAATCGTTGAACTACCCATTCCAAGCAATCTTTTGACTATGCTAAAACAGCAAAAAGATGACTGGGGGTTTCAAGAGTATGTAGTACCCCACCACAGGCCACAGGACATGGTCTACAGACCCCTAACGGTATCACAGATGACTAACCTACTGACAGAGGTTAAAGAGGCTACAGACCTACCCCAGGAGCTACAAGTTGGACACCTACGCAAGACTGCAATAGTACAAATGATTGAGAGTGGAGTGGATCACCTTGCAATTCAATCAGTGTCAGGACATAAGAACGTGGCTAGTCTCAATCCATATAACAAGTTCAGTTTGAAGACAGCTAAGTCTGCACTGGATCGAAGGGAAAGATAAACGTGGAATTAGATAAGAAATTTCAATTAGAGGAGCTTCTAAAAAGATTAGAAGATCTTGAGAAAAGATTAAAATATCTTGAAAACTTGCTAATAGGAGATAGAAAAAAATGAACGTAGTATGGATATTAATATGGATGCAATTTATACCAGAGGAAGGTATACGGTATCATCACTTGGGTACATTCGATAACAAAACTCTGTGTGGTGGTGCGTTAGGTCCAGCAAGGGTTTTAGTGAATGATCCATCAGAAACATTACAATGCATTGAGGTTAAACTACCATGATTGATGTAGAAATGTGGGCTATTAAAGATACTGAAAAAGATAAATTAATTATAACTAAATTTGGAAGGTCTACATGGAAACGTAAGATGAATCCTAATAGTGTTAATATTGTAGGTTACCAAAGATATAACTGGGATATTACAAGCCAACCTTGGGTTCAAACAGAATGTCCTAAGTACAAGATGTTGAAACCTATTAGAATTAGAGTGACGGAGATTGCAGATGATTAAAGTAACCTCAATAGATCATATGGGTAACGATCTTACAGTAGTCAATGCGGCAAGGGTATCCTTTGGAAAGAAACGTGAGGCTCTTGGTTTTGTTGGAATAGATGGGGTAATGCAGCCTGTGCTACACGATACAGACATTAAGCTTATTGACTACTTAGCCAAGCACAAACACATGTCACCCTTTGGTCACTGCTTTGCATCCTTCCACGTCAAGGCTCCAGTGTTTGTAGCAAGACAGTTAGTCAAGCATAAGTTTTTACGCTGGAATGAGATCAGCCGTAGATACGTGGATGATGAGCCTGAGTTCTATGAGCCTGAGGTATGGCGTGGGCGTAGTAAGGACAAGAAGCAAGGTAGTAGTAACGATAAGATAACTCATACTGGTACACTAACAGTTCCTATTAGGATTGGTGCACATCATGGTAGGTGTGTAGAGTTATACAGAGATATGATATTTGCAGGGATTGCCCCTGAGCAAGCACGTATGGTACTACCACAGTCCACCATGACAGAATGGTACTGGAGTGGTAGCCTGGATGCCTTTGCTGATATGTGTAACCTACGGTGCAAGCCTGACACACAGGCAGAGACACGTGAGGTAGCAGATCAGATATATGAACAAATGGAAAAGATATTCCCTATTTCTTGGTCAGCACTAGCATGGGCAGATTTGAAAGGGTTGACCTCAACTGAAATACGTGCCATGACTGATGCTGAGAGACAAAGATCGAAGGAGAAGAGTATAGCAAATGGCAGAAGGTGATACACCACATTTAGCTTGTCCCTTTGAAGATTGTGGATCAAGTGATGCATTTAACTGGAATGACGAGGGCTATGGTTTCTGTCACAGTTGCGCTAAGTCTTACCCCAGTTCTGAGCCTACCTTTGAGTGGGCAGACAATGATTACCCTGTTAAGAGGAGAGTTAATTACATGGATATACCAGTTAAAGAGTTAACGTATGAGGGTATACGAGGTATTAAGCCTGACGTGTGCCAACTTTATGGTATTCAATTACAACTAGGCGAGGATGGTCAGCCTGTGCGCTATGCGTATAAATATCCACACACTATCAAGTACAGATCATTTAATGATAAGTCTAAGACTTGGGTAAAAGATACTGGCCTGGGTATGACCCACCTGTTTGGCCCCTCATTCAATGCTGGTACAAGTAAACGCCTGTACCTTACCGAGGGTGAGTTTGATGCAGCAAGTCTGTATGAAATCCTTGGTGAGAAGTTCCCCGTCAAGTCACTGCCTAGCGCATCTATAGGTGAGAAGTTCTTACAGAAGAACATGGCGTACCTAGATTCATTTGAGACAATCATCTATGCAGGTGAGCTGGACGATGCAGGTAGACGTGCTGCTGACAAACTATACTCAGCTCTACCAGATAAGTTCTTTTATGTACCTATGTCCAAGCACAAGGATGCTAATGACTTCCTAACCCACGGTGATGGTACTGATTTGATGTGGGCAGCTATGAAGCCTCAAAAGTATTCACCTGATAACTTCTTTATATCTGATGAGGACATAGATAAGGCCATTAGAGAAGAGAACCCTTACGAGTATGTACCCACAGGTCACTCAGGTATCGATGATAAAATACGTGGGTTGGTTAAGGGTGGACTAACCTTTATCAAAGCTCCCAGAGGTACGGGTAAGACTGAGATGATACGTTACTTTGAGATTGCTATGTTGCGTAACCCTGGCACAAGAGTAGCCCTATTGCACATGGAAGAAATGAAATCGACTACTTACAGAGCAATGGCGACATACCACCTTGGGTGTAACGTCAGGACAAAAGACGATGCTGAATTTAACAATGTCTCTATTGATTCTATTGTAAAGGCTGGACAAGAGGCTGCTGATTCAGAGAACAACAGGACAGTGATCTTTGAGATGAGGTCACATGACGATCCTCTTAAGCTGTTGGATCACACACGTACTGCCGCCACTGTCTTTGGCGCTGATTATATCTTTGTCGATCACGCTCAACGTCTTGCCTACCTGTCGAGTACTGGCGTGGATGGTGCTACTAGTACTTTAACCACGTTAGCTTCACGTATGGCACAGTTAGCCAAGGAGTTAAACATAGGTGTGATATTTTTGTCACAGGTTAATGATGATGGTAGGACAAAGTATGCTGCATCCCTTGAAGAGGAAGCTATTATATGTATAAAGCTAGAACGGGATGTTGAATCAGAGGATGAGGTTCTTCAGAATACTACTACCTTTATTGTAGATAAGAACAGACCGTTTGCTAAGTTAGGTAATGCAGGTTCAATCTATTATGATCCTGAGACAACAATACTTACTGAAGATGTACCTTACCTAAAGGGAGATATAGCTGCATGATTGTATTTGATGTGGAAGCTGACAACTTATTGGATGATGCCACAAAGATACATTGCCTTTCTTATACTTCAGATGGTTCTACATACAAAACTTTGTACGACTACAACGAGATGAGGGAGCTAGTGTTATCACAGCGTGGCCTCATTGGTCACAATATTATCCGTTACGATGTGCCGTTGCTTGAGAAGTTGCTAGGTATCAAGGTCACTGCAAGTTTGTTTGATACTCTTCCTATGTCTTGGGTCTTGAACTACAACAGGCCACGTCACGGACTTGAGTCATTCGGAGAGGAGTTTGGCATACCTAAGCCAGAGATCACTGATTGGACAAACCTTTCACAAGAGGAGTATGCCCACCGTTGTACTGAGGATGTCAAGATTAACTGGCAGCTATGGTACAACCTACTGAATAGGTTTATGTTTTTATATAACAAAGACAAGACAGAACTTAACCGTTTCTTTAGGTACTTACACTTCAAGATGGACTGTGCAAGAGAGGCAGAACAACAGGGGTGGAAGCTGGATGTACAGAAGGCAGACAGCACTATGCAGAAGCTTACTGGACTACAGGATAAGAAGATTGAAGAGTTAATAAGTGTTATGCCAATGCGTAAGATTATGTCTATCAAGACCAAGCCAAAGGTTTTCCGTAAGAAGGACGATAAACTTTCAGCTAATGGCAGACGATGGCTTGACCTATTAGAAGAGAATGGACTGCCATCTAGTTACAATGGTGAGGTGTCTGTGGTTAAGGGTGTAGAAGAAGCTAACCCAATGTCTTCTGATCAAGTAAAGGATTGGCTGACGGGTCTTGGTTGGAAGCCCTGCACATTTAAAGAGGGTAGCAATGGGCCAGTACCACAGGTACGCAAGGGTGGTGAGCTTACTGCATCAGTCAGACTTTTGATTGATAATAACCCAACAGTAGAAGTTCTTGATGGTCTAACTGTACTACAACACAGACTTTCTATCTTCAAAGGTTTCTTGGAGTGTCAACGTGATGGGTATGTCAAGGCAGAGATTGCTGGGCTGACTAACACGCTACGCTTTAAGCACAGTAAGCCTTTGGTTAATCTTCCAGGTGTGGATAAGCCTTGGGGTGAAGAGATACGTGGTTGCTTGACAGCACCAGAGGGTTACGTTCTTTGTGGTGCTGACATGACATCACTAGAAGACACAACTAAGCGTCACTATATGCACCCTTACGACCCTGATTATGTTGCTGAAATGTCACAGGATGGTTTTGATCCTCACTTAGACTTAGCAAAACATGCTGGGGCTATTACTCAATACGACATAGACGAATACAATAAGGGCAACAAGCCGGAACTAAAGACCATGCGTAAGAACTACAAGGTTGTAAACTATTCAGCTACTTACGGTGTGGGTGCTAACAAATTATCAAGAGAGACTGGTATGAGTACGGGGGAAGCAAAGGCACTACTTGAGGCCTACTGGAACCGTAACTGGTCAGTCAAGGAGTTTTCTGAATCACAGAGGATACGTACCATTAATACGCAGATGTGGGTACAGAACCCTGTCAGTAAATTCTGGTACAGTCTACGCTTTGAGAAGGATGCATTCTCTACTATAAATCAAGGCACAGGGGCATACTGTTTTGACAGATGGGTTGCCCTTTACAGATTACATAAGCCGAACATCGTGGGTCAGTTCCATGATGAGAGCATCAACGTGGTGAGGAAAGGAGAAGAGAATGAGCATACTTCAATTCTACAATGGGCTATAGAAAAACTTAACGAACAGTTGAAATTAAATGTTGACTTGGGTATTGATGTGCAGTACGGTCAAACCTATGCAGATGTACACTAAAAAATGGAGGGCCAAATGGCTACAAGAATTGTAAAAATAACTGGAATAGCAGAGTGGGCAAAAGTATTTGCTGACAATCGTGACCTAACGGGTTGGAAAGCTTCACCTCAAGTTGAGGGTACATACGAGAAGTATGATGGTGCTTGCACTATTGATTTAATCCTTGATGATGATAGCGTTGCAAAGCTACAAGCGGCTAAGTGCGCTAAGGGATTTAAGCCTGACTTATTGGGACGTGGGCAACGTGTTAAGTTTGACAGGAAGTTTAACACCGGACATGACTGGAGTAGTGGAGCACCTATTGTTACCAAAGAAGATGGTAGCAAGTGGACTTTAGATGAAGATGGTCCTATTGGTAATGGTTCTACAGTTGAGGTAACTCTTCATATATATGACCTACCTAGCTACGGTACTGTAGGTACTCGATTGGAGCATGTCCATGTAGTTGATCACCTTCAATACCTTCCCCCACAGGAGTTCATACAACCGCAGGACAGTGGTGACTCTCCCCCTGCTTCTAAAAAGAAGGCTAAAGAAGTGCTGGAAGATGAAATACTATTCTAAAGGCACAACTAGGGGGGTGTTATGCATTCCCCACTTTACCCAGGAGTTACGATGAAAAATATTAAAACATTAGTACCTGACCTATACAGTGTAATCAGAGGTGAAGGTGGTTGGACAGAAGCTATCAGCTCTAGTATGGCTGATGGTATCTCAGAGGTTGCTAACAACAGGTTCTCTAAACCACAAGAGCCACGAGCTTATTTGTCGTTATCTTCTATTGGTACACCTTGCAAAAGGAAGCTGTGGTACAAGGTAAACAAAGCTGGTGAGGGTGAGAGCCTTCAAGCTAACACATTACTCAAGTTCTTCTATGGAGATATGATTGAGGAGTTGCTACTTAGCCTAGTAGAAGCATCAGGACATGATGTTAAGGGCCAACAGGACAGACTTGATGTCCATGGTATCAAGGGTCACAGAGATGCGGTTATTGATGGGATGACTGTTGATGTTAAGTCATGCAGCTCCTACGCCTTTACAAAATTCAAGGAAGGTAAATTAAGAGATGATGACCCCTTTGGCTACATATCTCAGCTTAGTTCTTACGTATATGCAGGTAAGGATGACCCACTTGTCACTGACAAAACTAAAGGTGCTTTTCTTGCTGTTGATAAACAGAATGGACATATTTGTTTGGATGTGCATGATTTCACTGAGGATTTAAAGACTAAAGAAAAAGAAATGAAAGCTGCTAAGAAGATGGTAGCTGGTGAATTACCTGTGGATAGGATACCACCTGTCTCACAATCAAAGACAAGTCCTAACATGAAGCTATCTATGCCATGCAGTTACTGCGAATACAAGCGTATGTGTTGGCCTAACCTAAGAACATTCCTTTACAAAGGCGGGGGGCCACAGCATTTAGTCCATGTACAAGTTGAACCTAAAGTACCAGAGGCCAAGTATGACCAGGCAAGCTAAACAAAAAGGTAGGCTTGGTCAACAGGAGATAAGAGACAAACTACTGGAGACATTCCCTGAGTTTGAGCCTGATGATATCAAGTCTACTATCATGGGAGACAGCGGTGAGGACATACAGCTATCTCCAGCAGCAAGAAAGAAGATACCATTATCCATAGAGGTAAAACGTAGGAAGGCAGAATTAAAAACTGTCTATGGTTTTATTGAACAGGCTACTAGACACTCTAACCATGAACCTGTAGTGTTTTTTAGATCAGATCGAAAACCTTGGGTAGTTATGGTAGGTCTGGATCACTACATGGAGCTACTGAGGAGTTGGAAGAGTGGTAATTAAAGTCTGGGGTATAACAGAAGGACCAATTTCCATAGATGATATGCCTGACGATGAGGACTTCCCTGAAGGTGCTGAGTTCTTTATTGTTTGTAAGGTAGAGGTTGATGGTAAAATAGATCAATTTAATTTTTGGTTTGAAGATCTAGATGATATTTGTGTTTGGCAGAAATACTTCTCTAAAAATATAGAGCCTTTAGAAATTAATGAAGATTATAAGGAGCGAATACTATGAGTAAGACAGCAGTAATTTTTTCATGTGCACATACTGATCCAGCAGTGCCTAACGATAGGTTTGATTGGTTAGGTGAGTTCTTGTATGATGTTAGGCCTGACTACGTGATGGACTTAGGTGATGGTGCAGATATGAAATCACTCAACAGCTATGACACAAAGTATCCTAAATCTATTGTGGCTCAGAGCTACGAGGCTGATATCAATCACTACAACGATGCACAGGAAAGGCTCAGACGTAAGTTCCGTACTATGAAGAAGAAACGTCCTGCTTTCTTTGGCCTGGAGGGCAATCATGAACAGCGTATTAAGAGAGCCTTAGCACATGACCCCAGACTAGAGGGTTCTGTCTATGGGATTAGCTTCAAGCATCTACAGACAGATGTATACTTCGATGAGTATTATGAGTATGAAAACTCAGCACCTGCTATTGTTGATAAAGATGGTATCTCTTACGCTCATTACATCAGCAGTGGTAATTTTGGTTCAGCTATGTCTGGTGAACATCATGCTTATAACTTACTAAAGAAACGTCACTGCTCTACCACAGTGGGCCACAGTCACAAACGTAACCTGTTCTTCAAGGACGATGCACACCCCAAACCTACCATTGGTTTAGTTGCTGGTTGCTTCAAGGGTGACAAAGAGTCATGGGCTGGACAAGCTAACATGGAGTGGTGGAAAGGTGTTATAGTTAAAAGAAATATACAAAACGGATACTATGATCCAGAGTTTGTATCTATAGAGAGGTTACGAGATGTTTACAGTAAATAAACTCTTGACTAACCGCAAGATAAAGGTATAACTAGGTTCTTACTAATGTTCTATGAAATCAACATAACAATCCAAGTGGATAAAGACGCAAACTTCCTAGAGATATCTGGGGATAATTGTGAAGTAATTAAAGATCTGATAACACTATCTATTTATGACATAGATGATATAAATGTAACTGAATGCGAGGTAACTAACCGTGACTAAGATAACACTCGACAACAAACAATATGATCGTAAGGATTTAACAGACGATCAGAATAGTGTAGTTGATGTGCTGAATATTGGTACAAATACAATAGCTTTATTGGAACATATGATACAATGTGTTAATGCTGTTCAGAAAGCAAAATCCCATGACCTTAAACAATCACTAGAAGGTGACACAAAAGATGAACAATCAAACTGATATGGATACATTGGATTTCTACGACAAGTCAGACCTTACCCTAAAAGAATATCAAAATGCAGCAGCCAGTACAGCTATCTACCCAGCATCTGTTCAGATATTATACCCTACCCTGGGACTTGCAGGTGAAGCTGGTGAGGTAGCAAACAAAGTAAAGAAGATTGTAAGGGATGGTAAGCTAGACAGGGATGGTATATCAGGTGAGCTAGGAGATTGCCTGTGGTACATTGCTGCAATATGTAAAGACTTAGGTTTAAACATGGGTGACGTAGCAGCAGATAATCTAGCTAAGTTAAAGAATCGTAAAGAAAACAATACATTACATGGAAGTGGTGACAACAGATGAATAATTTATTACCAACAGACTATCAATCTTTTATTCATACCTCTCGCTACGCTAGGTGGCTTAAGGAAGATAAACGAAGAGAGAGTTGGAGTGAGACTGTAAGCCGTTACATGCTCAATGTAGTCGAGGATAAGGTAGACAAAGACACAGAAAATAAATTGTTTGACGCTATCCTGGGGCTAGAAGTTATGCCATCCATGAGGGCTATGATGACTGCTGGACCTGCCTTTAACCGTGACAACACTGCTGGTTACAACTGTAGCTACCTAGCTGTCGATGATCCTAAGTCCTTCGATGAGGCTATGTTCATACTCCTCTGTGGCACTGGCGTGGGCTTTAGTGTAGAGAGGCAGTTCATCAGTAAGCTCCCAGATGTGCCTAAGTTGTTCGAGAGCGAAACTACTGTCGTTGTCAAGGACAGCAAGGAGGGTTGGGCTAAGGCTTTCAGACAAGTGTTGGCTCTCCTATGGGCTGGTGAAATCCCACGATGGGATGTTAGTCGTGTACGTCCTGCTGGTGCAAAACTAGAAACCTTTGGTGGTAGAGCTAGTGGCCCTGCACCTTTGATTGATTTGTTTAACTTCTCTGTCACTATCTTTAAGAATGCTTCTGGACGTAATCTATCATCTATTGAATGCCATGATCTTATGTGTAAGGTTGGTGAGGTAGTTGTAGTAGGTGGTGTAAGACGTTCAGCTATGATATCCCTATCTAATCTAAGTGATGACCGTATGCGTCACGCTAAGTCAGGTGCATGGTGGGACAATGATCCTCAACGTGCCTTAGCTAATAACTCTGTGAGCTATACAGAGAAACCAGATGCAATCTCTTTTATGAGAGAGTGGATGTCACTAGTAGAATCAGGGAGTGGTGAACGTGGTATATTCAATAGGCAAGCGAGTAAAAAACAAGCTGAGAAGTATGGTAGACGGGATTCTAATTTCGAGTTTGGTACAAATCCTTGCAGCGAGATCATACTTCGTCCAAATCAATTCTGTAATCTCACGGAAGTTGTGGTACGAGCCACTGACACGGTTAAAGACTTGGAGCGAAAAGTCAAACTCGCCACAATACTTGGGACGATCCAAAGCACATACACAAAGTTCCCATACCTGCGAAAAGTGTGGACTACCAATACGGAAGAAGAGCGTTTGCTGGGTGTGTCACTCACAGGGATAATGGACAATCCCTTGATGACTATCCATAACCCAGAACTGGAGAAGACTCTTGAGAAACTACGTAAGATTTGTGTTGCTACTAATATTGAGTGGTCTACTCGCCTGGGCATTCCTGCCTCGACAGCCATCACCTGTGTCAAGCCTAGTGGCACGGTATCACAATTGGTTGATTCCGCCAGTGGGATACACGCCAGACACTCCGATTACTATATTAGAACTGTCAGAGGAGACAATAAAGACCCCCTAACACAGTTCATGAAAGATCAGGGAGTACCTAGTGAGCCTGACGTAATGAAGCCTGATGCTACTACAGTGTTTAGTTTTCCTATTAAGTCTCCAACAAACTCTGTAACTCGTAATGATATGTCTGCTGTTGAACAACTCCAAACATGGTTGGTGTATCAACGGTCATACTGTGAGCATAAGCCAAGCATCACATGCACAGTACGTAAAGAAGAATGGTTTGAAGTGGGTGCATTTGTTTATGAACATTTTGATGAGATGTCAGGTGTGTCCTTTTTACCACACTCAGATCATACTTATCAGCAAGCACCTTATCAAGAGGTTGGTAAAACTGACTATAATAATCTACTATCTCTTATGCCAAAGGCTATTGACTGGGGTAAGCTTTCAGCGTATGAAGAGGAAGACAACACTGCAGGTAGTCAAACTTTAGCCTGTTCTGGTGATGTCTGTGAGATCGTAGATATAGGAGCTTAACTACTATGGACAACACGGATACAATAACTATTGACGGAAAAACAACTCTTGACCTTGGTGACATGTTCAGCTATGATGCTGTCAATAAACCCGCACATTATAATCTGGGTGGTGGTGTTGAGTGTATTGATTACATTAAGCAGACACTAGGTGTTGAGGGATTTATTAGTTACTGCCAGGGTAATATGATTAAGTATCAACACAGGCACAGGTACAAGAGTAACCCAGTAGAAGACATGAAGAAGGCACAGTGGTATCTAAACAAGATGTTAGAAACAATGAAGGAGAAGCATAGGTGAAACCTTATGAACAAGGTAGGGTAGCTTTCAAGGCTGGTAAAATTGGTAATCCATATCAAGCCCAGACTAAGGATAACAGGGAATGGGAGATGGGCTTTAACAAGGCCTATTTTCTAAATCTCGGAAGGTTAAAAGAATATGAGCAACGTCAAAAAAATAAACAATCTTGAGGAGGAAGCTAAGAAGTATACTCAGAAAAAGATAAAGCCACCGCTTAAAGACAAGCCTTTGACATCACGAAGATATCTAGCTGGTCAAGCGATGGCTGCTTTGCTTTCAAGATCACCTGCTCCTGTACACAGAGTTGATATAAAACGTGAGTCATACGACTGGGCTGACTTCATGTTAGACGATGATTAGTAAACTAAAGGAGGCTGTAATTAGTCTCCTTTTTATTTTATATCTCCAAAGAATATATCATCGTAATTATCCATAAGAGTTTTTATTTTTAGTAGTGTCTGAAGTCCGTCATCTTTCTTTAAGAGTTCTTCTAAACTTTCCTCTATATTTAAAAATTCCATAACTTTCTGTACTTCTTTTTTGTTTTCACGAGAAAGAACTCTGATTAAATTTATACTTCG